ACCATCTGCAGAATTAGTTTCTATTTCATCATAAACATAACTAATATTATTTTCAGCACCTGCTTGTTCAATGTATCTGTGATACATAACCCAAGTACCGTGACAATCCCATAATGCTTTGTATTGACCTTGTTCATCTTTTTGATCAAGGTTTAATTTTTTTAATATAGCTAATGCTCTACTATCTATTGGTTTTCCCATATTATATTCCTCTTTCTGTGTATAGTTTATTTATTTCTTGCTTACTGACTTTATACACATAAGCCATAGCACCACTTAAGTTTTTTCTTCTATCAGTTCTTTCAATTTTACCTTGTTTATATAACTCAGTTACTCTTGGTCTAACTGTAAAAGGACTTAAATTTAATAATTCAGCAACCTCATCTGAAGTTGCACCAAAATTACCTTTATTACATATTACATCATATACTTTAACTCTTATAGTTTCAGCACCTGCTTTAATTAATTCAGCAGCTTCTAATGATGTACCATTTTCTTTACTCCCTGGGGAGTATGGGTATGATTGTTTCTCCATTTGTAAACTCCTTACTGTTAAAATTTTCAAAACCAATATATTCTGGTGGTGCTTTTTTCTTTTGCACAAAATGCCAAAATAATATTTCTGCATTTTCTAATTGATCTTGAAAATCTTTATCTTCAGTTATTTCCATAACTTCATATTTCATATTACCAAAAAATACTGACACATAACATCTTTTAGCAGATGCACACATTAAGTAATGTTGTATTTGTGCTTTATATTTATCAGCAATTTTTTTTGGATTACTAAAAGCATTTGTATGTTTACATTCTAAAATAGATACTCCTATTTTCATATCATCTTTATTTTTAGGATTAGGCATAATTAATCCATCTACATGAGCATACATAAATTTATATTTTGGATGAAAAAAAGTTTCTTGTTTTCCATGAACTTTTAATCCAGTTTGTTTTGTAAACCAATCTATATTAAAACTTTCTGTATGTATTCCCATTTGTACAGGTAACACATCAGATAAATCTGCAGGTTCGGTAGCACCTGTTTTTTCTTGCCACAGTTCATACCATTCACCTTGGTATAATCTTGTTGCATCAGATCCACCTAAACCTTGATTTCTATCAAACTCTGTCAAATTGTACCTCCAATTTTAAAATAATATTTATCTTTTATATTTATTGACAATGGATCTAACTTTAAGACCAAGACTTTCGGCTTTTGTTTCTTGAAGTTTTTTCCATTTTTCTTTTTTTTGTTTTTCATCTTTTAACCTCAACTTTTCTATTTCATTTACATACTTCCAAGGAAGCGTACCATTTAATATTTTTGTTGCTGTCTTAACATAAATATCATCATCGTATTCTATTTGTTTATAAAATTTAAGCAAACGCATACGAAACAGCATTTGTCTATTATGGGGAGCTGAATAATCTATATTAACTTTACGTTTGAGATTCTTTATCATTTACAAATGTTCCCTCTTTAAATTTAGTTAACATGGCATCAAGCTCTTTTTCTTTAAGCTTAAATTTCTTAATAATAGATCTTGCTTTTACAAGATAATGGATAGCATCTATTAATTCTTCAATAGTTTCTTCTGTCCATTCATCTAAAGGTCTATCATTAGAATCCATTGTTTTACCAAATTTTTCCATACCTTGCATATGTCTATCAACTATTTTAGTGATAACTTCATTTACAATAGGATCATTTGTAATCTCATGTGGATTAAAGTCTGGATTTATTGTCATTGTTTTTGCACCTTTGGAGTTAATGTTATTTGCATATCTAAAGCATCTGCCCAGCAGCAGAATAACCAACCACTTGGTTTTCTTATTCCACATTCCCATTTAGAAACTAATCCTTTAGCTACCCCTAAGATTTCATCCATTTCTAATTGTGATATTCCTTTTGATTTTCGTGCTACCACAAATTGCGGTATTACTTGATTATGAAATATCGGGCCTAATGCTTCTTGATTTGCCATATTTAAAGCATACGCACAAATTTATAAATGTCAACACCCAATGTGCGTTGCTTGAAACATAGTAAAATAGCAACGCAATTGGAGTCATTAGTATACCATGGTTTTCACTAACTATTAAAGTCTTAGACAGATTATTCTGATGCTTTAAATTCGTTTAAATCCCAATGAAATTTATCACAAATATCTAACAATTGATGTGCAAATATTCGGTTTATTCCATTTTCAAATTTTTGTATTTGTTGATATGTTACACCAATTACAACAGCTACATCTGATTGAGTTAATTTAGATTTTTTTCTTAATCTTTTAAGATTTTTTTGAATTTTACTATGATTTAAATTATCTACAGGTTTCATTTATATCCTTTTTAAGTTCATTAAATATTGCATGGTTATTATCAATTGCCCAATAATTTTTTTTATTAAGTCTTAATTGTACATGATATAATATACTTGTATGATCTTTACCTGTTAGATTACCTAATTGTGGCAAAGAAAATGCTGTACATTCTTTTAATAAATTAATTGCCATTGATCTCGGCAGCACTAAATATTGCTGTCGCATTGTGCTAAATAATTCAGACTTTTTAATTTGAAACCAAACACAAACTTTATCTATTATAATATCATATACTTTTTCATTATGAATTGGTTTATTATCTGGTATAAATTTAAAGATAGTTTTATTTCTTTCTTTAGCATCTTTAAATCCTGCATTGTATATATCATGTTCTCTATCAGTATATAATTTGATTATTGCATGATCTGATGGTTTTAATATTACTTTTTGTTTAGACATTTCCTTTTCTCCTTGAAGCTTCCAATGTTCTCCAAACTTCTATTTTATATATAGCAGTTTGTCGCTTATTTTTACAATCTTGTAAAGCTTTTAGTGAATCTTTTTTTACTTTTAAAAATTCTATAAATTCTTTACTTGCATAAAAATTATGTTCAGCTTTTGATACAGATAATTCTGATTCTATTACAGATTTACCTTTAATATGTTTTTCGGTATCTTTCATAGATTCTTGAGCTGCAGTTAATTCTGCATGTATTTCATCTGTATTTGCTAAATACAATAAAGCTTCTTCAATATCATTTAGATTCATTTTTCTCCTCAAACATTTTACCATCAAATGATTTATCTTCCCATGTTTCATGAGATTCACTACAATCTACATTGTATGTACCATCTTTAGTATGTACAGTTACATAGCCGCTAACATGACCTTCAAATGCAAATGAACCCCATTCTTCTAAAAATCCAAAATCATACCATTTTTGTTCTAACCAATGTTGATCTATTTTAAAATCTGTATAATTTGTTTTTTCTAATTCAAATACTTGAATTATATTTTTAGTTTCATTTTCATAAACTAATGGAATATATTGTGTAATCCATCCATCTGGTGTATATTTTGATATATCTGTTATATCTATATTTGATTTATCTTTGTCCATAAATACAAAATTTTCATCAAAACCACCTTCATCATGACCACCTTCAAAATGTAATCTGATATAATGTATTCCATCATCATACATTTTTTTGTATACTTGTTTCAATGGCAAAGCATTTTTCTTTTTAATTTGTAAAGAAAAACTTTCGCCTTTTTTATATTCTGTCCACCAATCTTTGTGGTTTGTACTATAATCAATATATTGACCAATTAATTTAATATTTTCACCTATCATAATTTATGTTGTCCTTTCCGCATCCATGATGCTATTCTTACATTTTTAATCCAATCATCAAAGCTAGGTATAAAACCTAAATCTTCGATAATATGTTTTTCTACTATTAGTCTTACTGGTATTTGTTTACCATCACTGTTAGTGATTGTATGACCAAACTCTTTTTCGGCAGCAAAACATCCTTCTGCATGATGCCTCAAAGCTCTGTGTGCAAAATGAGAAGTAAGTTTTTTACTCTCATCCATCCAATCGTGTATGGGTTGGTAGTCGCTTACACTACCACCCCATTTTTTTACACTTGATTGGCTATGATAAAAACAATTAGCCATTATACATTTCCTCCCAGTAGTCAGATTGCATCATATCTGCTACTTGTTTTTCTCTTTTTCTCGAAACATTGTAAACAGCTCCTCTGGTGATTGGGTGTGTTGCCCAGTCAGTCGCTGTTTGATAAACCGCAAAAAGAGTATTGCCATATTTAGCAACATATTTACCCCATAAAGAGTCCAAATCACGCATGACAATAATAGAGTTATTATCGATATCGAGATTTCTTTTGCGATTGTTAGCCAATGTTTTTCTGAATAGTTCTGTAACATCGTTGTTCCTCACTTTCTTTTGCATCATTTTAAACATTTCATTGCCCATTTCTTTATGGCTTTCTAAACCATCACGAAATTCAGCAACACTGTAGGTTATATCCTGTTTGGAACTATGTTTATTGTAAACAGTAAAAGTCCAATCTGGTCTAACCATACCATTTAAACACCACATATAAATAGATGAAAACATAATCTGCTGTCCCCATTGACCATCAAGTGATGAATAAATTCTAACTTGTGGAATAATACATTCGTTAGCACGTTCATGAGAATCTAAATAGATTTGTTTATTCCAAAAGTTTATATTACGTCTAAACTTTTTACCATCTGCATAAACATGATCTTCTGTAGTTATTTGCCATTTATTTATATCTGGTATTGCATCAAGTATTACATTATTAACTTTTTCTGATAAATCAGAATAAGGTCTGACAATATAATCATCAGAATGAATACCTAATAGTTTACCGTTATCTTTTCTTACAAGAGCATATCTATTTACAGGTGTATCTTCTTGGTCAATAGCTATATCTTCTTCTCTTTCAGACCAATAAAATAACTGTTTTTTATCTACTTCAAAATACGCACTTGGATCTATTGTGAGTAGATCATCTTGTTGTACTTGTGTATTTGTTTGCATACGACCTCTTTCTTTCTTTCTAATATTCCCCCTCATTCGAGGGGGGATTCTTAATCAATCACCAGGCCTTTAGCTTGAAAGCGCAGTACATTTAAACTTCTTTCATAACAGGTTCTAGGTTACCTATTTGTTAACAACAAATTTTATTTTTTACGTTTACGTTTAGTTGGTTTATTTTCTGGGTATATAGTTTTTACATTAGTAAAACTATTTATCCATTTATCATGTTCTTTCCAACTAAACTTTGTCGGTTTCTCTTTCTTTTCTTTTGCCATAAAACCAATCTTCAACCTTTCCTACTTTAAAAATATGTTTTCTTGATTTTTGTTTAGATGCAAATTCGGCAGCATCTTTCTCATGCATAAAGCATTGGTTAGTAAATAGTTTCCATTTATCCTCCTTTTTTAAAGACCAAATTATACAATACATTATAAATCTCTTGATATACTAAACTTACTGGTATCATTTATCATACCAGCAACAAAAACCAACATATGCCATACATAAATATCATAAGTTAAAGCTCTAGTTTTACAAAAATAAAACGATAGATCTTGACCTGCATATTCTGGTTCTGTTGGTATATTCTTTTCTAATACAAAAGTTTCGCAACCTGGGTTACCATTGAAAATTATATGTTCATCAGTAATTTCAATATCAGTTAGATTTTTATCTGCTATGCCATCAATGTAATCAGCTTCATGTTTTATCTGTTTCCATTGATCGTCAGTGAAATTAATATGTTGATGCCAATAATTTGTGTAACCCATGTTATTCCTTTCTTTTTGCTTGATCTAATTTATATTCGTATCTAGCTTCTTCAGCAGCTTCTACTTCAAAGATTACTTCTTCAGTAGATATGCCTAGCTTTTTTAAGCCATCTTCGAATTGTTGTGTATTTATTTTACATTCTGCATAATCTGTTTGTAACTGTTCTAGATTATTTAGAAAAAGTTCTTTGGACATATATTTACCTATATTGTTATTATTTTAACTATGAACAAAAACAAAATAAATATAACAGTGTAATATTTTATATCTGTCATATTATTCTTTTGCTGTTTTTTTTCTTATTTCATATGGTAACTCAACTTTTTCAGGCATATGTTTACCAATAGCTATACATAATCCTATGAAAGCTCTAATTGGAAACATAATAGCTGTCCATATCCATTGTGCTAATACATTCATTAGCCAGTTTTGTAGTTTATTCCACATTTTTGCACCTCTTTCTTTGTTATTTATTATTATACATTGTTATTATATTATAGCAAGACATTCGGCAGCACCTCATGTTTTTGCCCCACCGAGTTCCGAAAAAATTCGTAACACGATAAAAAAATGCCCATGGCTCAGAGCCGAGCCACAGGCAAGTTTGTTAATGTTAGCTAACTAATTTCTTTAGTTCAGTTAACATCATATCTTTTTCTGCTTGATTGACATAAATCTTGTCAGTTACAGAACCTCTCTTGGCAACAGGTACATAAGATTTACCGAAAATCTTTTGGTACTTTTTCTCAAGAGTATCAACTATCAACTGTGATCTTCTACAATTCAAAGATTGCACTTTGTTTCTGAAGATTAATGATGCTAATTTACCTTTGGTAATTTCTGTACCAACATCATCTCGCACAGCTTCTCGAGTAGCTTCTTTAGTTTTGTCGAGAGAAGCATTACACATTTCATTGTGTCTATAAAAACTGCCATAAATAGAATCAAAATTCCATTGTGCAATTCTAGACCAATCTTCATTGTCGATGAAAGGTGTAATAATGGTATCTACTAAAGTATTAATACCATTTACCATATTAGTTTCAGACTCATCTAAAACCAATTCCATATTAGCAAGTCTGCTATCTGGATCATCTCTGTAAGTTTCTTTTAGTGTCGACATAATTTACTCCTTTGTGTTTGTTTTTTGGTTATTGTTTAATTTATATACTGCAATAGCAATCAACCCGATAACCACAGGTGATAGCAGTATACTAAAAATGGCACCTACAAAGTAACATGCCATAATTAATAACGAAATACCTACAACTTTTAAAAGATTACCTAATTTAGACATTAAAATCCTCCATCATTATATTCAATCTTTTGTGAAATAGGCTTACCACTAGCATATTCACTAACACTTTTATCATCAGCAAAAATACTAATTTTACCTTCTTCCACCTTAACAGGATCAGAAGACATTGTATTTAACTCAGCATCAATCAAACTCAACTCATCATCATCACCAGTCGTGACAGCAATGTCACGATTGTGTGCTAATTGTTCAACTCTCTTGATGTTATTACTATCTTTAGCAATCTTATAGTAATCAAGTAACTCATTAATGTTCATATATACCTTTCAGTTAAAGTTAATAAATACCCAAGTTGTGACACACTGGGTTACTCGAGCAGTCATCATGAGGCAAAGCTCAATGATTACATGCGACACAGGGGTTGCACCTTGTGTGCGACCTTCGTGTCCTCGCCGAAGTGAAACGAAGGGCATGTTCATTGAGGCAAACTCATGATACAAGCGAGTACACCCCGTGTGTGGGAGGGGCCCATAGCGATACCGAGTAACGCAGAAACGCCACTTAGCAGGGTGAATTGCCCAAAGGGCAAGAGGGAACGCAGTTCCTTGCGTTTCGAGTAACACAGGGGTTTCTCAGGCGAAGCCAATAGCGCAGAAGGATGCCTAGAAGTTTGCTCTGCAAACTGTCAGGCGAGTTCTTAGCGAATAAAGCAGCGACCTTCGGAGCTGCGTAAAGAGAAAATCGTGTATGGGATAAAAGGGTGTCGCTTGTCGACACTCCTACTAACCGAACGGAGTGAGGGCATACGACAGGGATCGTTACCCGAAGGGTGAAAACCGAAGGTTTGAAGTGAATAGCGAAACGAATGAGTATTGACGAGTGACCAAAGGGAACGGCACACAAGTGTGTCGTCAATACTCGAATGAGTGAAGCTAATGAACTAGAGCCCGATTGTCGCATTATTCTTATCTATACTAGATAGAGTGTTGTGCGTAGCCAACACGACAAGTGAGCGAATATAAAGCTTGACAAGTGGAAGTCTAACCCTTACGAACAGTTAGGGGTAGAATAGGAAAAGCGTTATATGAGCGAACTAACAGAGAAACAGAAGAAGCTAGTAGATACCATCGTAACAAC